TGAACATGACAATCGTATTGATTTTTAAATTCACACAATTTTTCCATAAATGATTTTTGAGCTTTGTAGTCATCTTCGGCTATATCCATCATCATGAATGAATCTATCACAAAAACATCAACCCCATATCGTTGTCTTGCGTACTTGAACACTTCAAGCAATCGACCTGATTTTGCATTACCAATCAGATTGAATAACCACATATTGTCATTGTAATGAGCTATTATTGATTTTAAATAATCTTGACTAGGTAATGACATAGCCGAAGCTTGCTTGACTAGACGAGCAATAAGCTTACTTGGTTTTAATTCAAGGCTCGCCATACAAATCTTTGCCCCTTGATTCATAATGCCTAACATGACCTGACCTAAGAACTGGCTTTTACCATGTCCATTTATCCCGCTCCAAACAGATAATTCGGATGGCCTGAATAAAATTTTATTTTTGCATTTATCCCAAGGAGGTTCATAGCCGACAATGACACCATCCAAAGGGTACATTTCATTAAGCGTTACATCAAAGAAAAATCCAAGCTTCTTTAATTCTTCTGGGTCAAGGGTTTTAGCTTCTTTGAAATATCCTTGCATCATTTCCGCATTTAAACCCTCTTGGAGGCATTCATTTGGGTCTTTGAGGGGTAAGGACACCATCTTGCATCGATGAGCGCCTAGACGGCCTATTATGTCCCTTGTAGCCACTTCGCCTTCACTATCGTTATCCATACAAATATAAATTTCATCGAATATTGCTAATCTGTCATATTCATACTCAAACCACTCGTGTTTTTTTCCTGTTCCTGCTCCAAATGGAACCGACAAAGCTGGTATTCCCAATTGGTATAGTGTCATAGCATCAATCTCGCCTTCACATATGGTCACAGCTCTAGCGGTTTTGGGTATCAAATGCCAACCGAATAAACAAGGTTCGCAATTGGCTTCCACTCTTACAATTTTCTTACCGTCTTTTCGTTCAAGATTTAGATACTTGATAAAAACCACTTCGCCATCACGAATATACGGAAATACAATATCTCTCCCCATTTGGTTCACTTTGAACGCATTGATTGTTTCAATACTCAAATGACGTTCTTCGGTTAAATACTGAACAACATTTGATGTTTGAGGTATTGAATCAAATTCCTGTTTCTTTGGTTTTGAAAACTGTTTAGGCTTATGAAATTCAAAATGCTGTTTTTTAATTCCAAGATGGTCACATGCTTCTTTCAGTGCTTGTCCGATGGAAAGATTATTTTTCTTAGCCCATAAATCCAGCAAATCACCGCCTTCACCTGTTGCGAAATCACACCAAACACCTGCTTTCGTGCCTTTTATGTTAATTTTTAATGAATTCCCCGTTTCTCCAGAAAGATTGCCTACACACCATTCGCTTCCATGTCGTTTACCATCAGGATAAAGTCTCCTTGCTATATCCTCAGCACGTTGTGCCAATTGTTTCGATACTTCTTTAGCTTGCATTATTTCCCCTTATTCATACGATGGAAAGTCGCTACCTTTTCCAACATGGTTTTCTTTCTTTAAAAAATAACTTACTTCAAGTGATTGCCACGCATTAGCGACCATGGTTTCAAAAGCTACCTTCGGGCTAACACCCACTTCTTTTTCTATGAGGATTAATGTGCGATTTATTCGTGTCCAAGCTGTTTTAGTAACTTTATTTTTCTTAGTTTTTCTCACTTCCAGCCAATCCAATAGCATTTGTTCACTAATATCATGTGGGTTATCAGCCATTAGTTTTGAAAGGTCAAAAGAATCGGTACTGCGTATTTTGCTGGATTTTGAAGGTATTGTCTGTTTGGACAAAGGGTCACCTTCTTTATCATTTTCTAATATATCTTTAGATATATTATCTCTAGTTGTGTTTATAGTTGGTATAGGTGTCACATTTTGGTGAATACCATTTCTCATTTTGGTGAAATGGTTTTCCATAATTGTGTTGCCACAGAAATCCGGGGTTTCCATTTCCCATTTCGGGGAAATGGTCACCAGTAAGGCTTTTAGGTTGTCTTGCGTTATTAATTCTGGGTAAAATTCCATTGCCATATACGATAATGCGTACCAGCACGTTCTATCGTACTTATGTTTGTTATAGTTGCCTTTTACTATTAAACCATCTTTAACGAGGGTAGCAATAAGAGTCTCAAGCTGCCGTTTACTCCACCATGGGAAAATGGTCTCATAAGCTTCGAGTGTATTATATGACCAACAATAACCGTCATGAAGATGTCGTTTATTCGCTAGATTATTGAATGTCCATTGAGAAAGAGCTTGAATGAAAATCGATGCGTTGATACCATACGCTACTGCTATGTTTGAATTGAAATGGTTAATCATGTTATAATTCATCCTTAGTTAGATGAGCTGTTGTAGGAAACAAGAAGCCCATCAGCTACCAGGTAAGCCAAAGCCCTGGAGTGGTTAATTTGTTAGTACAGTTTTGAATGCAATCTTGGCGGACAGATTCAAAACCTTATTGTTTTAAAAGTTGTAAAGGCAGGAAGCCTTTCAAACTTCCTAACTATCCTACCTTAAAAATCCAGAAAATGAAAATGGATTTACGAAATATCATCTGATTTGTTTATAAAATAATCAATAGATTCAACTATTTGCGCAGTTAGCTGCTCCATAAGCTCCTGAGTCAGAGTTTTGTTCATATGGCAAGAAATATTTGAACGCAACAAAGTGGTCAAACTTTCGGTATTTAATTTTATCTTTACCAGGTCTCTAACATTAGTTGGTGTAAGTGTAAGCGTACCAAATGGTTCAACAATATGATGCGTCATAATTACCTCTTAATTAATGTGCGGTCTTTGTGTCAGCCCTACTTGCTTCCATGGCACTCCATAGATTCATAGTCATCTCTCTAATTTCTTCGAGACTATCATTCACCATTTCCAAGCGTCTGCCCACATCCGATATTGCTATCGAATTAAAGAGCAAATTAACAAGGATATTGGTGATAACCATTGAGATAATGACCCTAGGATGATTTCCTGCAAGCCCCGACTTCTCATCATGAAGAGCGTCAGCAAGACGGTCTTTGACCAGGAACACAATGTCTGATAGGGTTTTCTGGGGCTGAACTTCGGGCTCATTTTCCCCGACCACGTAATGGGATGTTTTGTAATCGTTATCCACGAGCAATCCTTATTTGTTAGACCATTCAATAAGACAATTCTTATTGCAAAAATTCTTCATGGTATCAATATAGGGTTTAACCTCGGGATTTTCTGTTGCTGGCTCGATAATAGAACGCATTTCTTCGGTGAGCCTTAATCTATAGGCTGGGTAGGTCTGTGACCCGCTAATATCTGCCTGGCAGTTATCACAAACCGTTTTGACTGATTCACTCATGGTACTAACTCCTTCTAGGTGTAAGATATATTCACATAACTTTTCTACTTCCCGTGCAGAACGCCACAGATTTGAATCTCTGTTGACTCTGTACTGTTGTAACACATATGGTTCATGCCAGAAACCATGTTTTATTTCTTGCCGCCACGTATAAACTCCTTAGCGTACGTTTTCGTACCATTGGACTTCAAACCCCGTCTGCTTCCTCAATCCGTCTCTTTTTTTCGCTAACCCACATACTTTTTTTACAATGAGGGCAATCTCTTTTAATACAAAATGATTGGTCACTCGGTCTTTGAGGATGCGCATAAACGGGAATGCAACCCACATAAATGTACTTCTCGATTTCCATTTTCATAGGTTTCATCATTCACCATTCCGCGCTCTAAGTTTAAGGAAATGGCAAAAGGTATCTATCTCTCGACACTGCTCTTCAACATCCTTTATCGGTGTCTCTTTAGTGAATATTAAAGTGCAAATGAATGAAAAAGCGCACAATAATTCACCTCGTTCTGTCTCATTTTTTTCAATCCATTTAGCAATACATTCGCCTAAATAAATCATCAAATCCTTTTCTCTTTGCGTGGGTTTGCCCCACTCAATGCCTTTTGAAAAATCAGTCATCCGATTTAAACTCCTGAACTTCTGTTAAAAACTGCCCATTAATGTAGGCATCAATTAGCATTAATCCATATGCTGCGCGTTCCTGGGTAAATCCATTCCCAATTTGTACATGCTTTTTCAGTTGTTGCAAAAAATGCAACGACTTATTAGCACATCCCACGGCTTTATATTTTTGAGCTTTATCTAGCATCTACATCCTTTATAATTCGTTTTAATATGTCTCGGCATTGTTTCACGGCCATCAAATAACCTTGACCAAATTGACCGTGTTTTTCAATATTCTCTTCAATGGTCATAACACACGCATCGGCCTCTATTTGGGTTAGTTGAAAAAATAGAGAAAGAATGTCTTCTTTTTGTAGCGTTCCATTCATTTCAAATAACCCTTTTGGAGCATATAGGCCAAATCTGACGGTGATTCACCGCTGTTTATGGCATCAAGCCAATCTCTCATTCTTAATGCTTGTTCTAAAGTAGCTACCCTATCGCTTACTTTACTAATCCACCAGGCTAAGCCTATACAATTTATAGAAAGCAGCATAATTGGGAAGCATTGCCAGAAAGTCATGCTGCCCCCTTTAATTTCAATATTTCAGTAATACAACTCATAATTAAAATACTCCATAAGCTTTACCAAGCGCACTAACTAGCGCACCTATCCCAATTGTATATAGTCCTAAAATAAGTCCCATAGTCCAATGAAAATGACTTTTAATCTCGGTTTCTATACGAGATAAAGTCCTTAAGATTCCCTCATTTGTGTTCTTTAACAGAGCTATATCCAATTGCTCTTGTGTGTACTTCGCCGCTGTGTTGCTCATTTTCTTCTCCGCTGACATCTATAATTCTTGGCCTACACGTTTCATCAGTAATCACAATGTCATAACCACCGCTGTTTAATATAGCCGCTGTTAGCGACCCTAGCGCGGTATGATGATTTGTCACGCCCATACAGTCCTTCCCGCCTTTCTCTTTGTAACGGGCTACCCATTTCTCTTCAAAAGGTAACTCAATCATCTTTGCTTGCCCTTAACTTCCCGTTAGTTATTACCTGTAACTCGCATTGCTTTGGGTACGGGATTTTGTCTTCTTTCTTCCATAAAGATACATATTGCCTACTGGTATCAAGAGCCTTAGCAATCTTAGACATGTTATAATCGTAAAAAATCATTACTTCACTGAACTTCATAAAAAACCTCTATAACAAATGTAATAAGTATTGACAAATGATATTCTATTTGTCATGATGTGTCAATGCCAATGATTGGCTACTAAGGATGGAATTATGAACAAGGAACTTGTTTATTTAACCAGAGATAATAACTTTAACCATAGAGAGCTTATATTATGATTACTCAACAACAACGTGAAGATAGAAAACTTGGCATTGGTGGCAGCGACATGCCAATCATTCTGGGTCTATCCAATTACAAAACCCCGTATCAATTATACCTCGAAAAAATTGGTGAGGCAGAATCTACTTATGAAGATACTGAATTACAATATTGGGGTCATCAATTAGAACCAATTATTGTTCAAGAGTTCATGAAACGTAATAATGTCACAGTACAAGAAAGTCCTGATTCATACGTTCACCCCTTCCATGATTTTTTAAGAGGGAATCTTGATGGATTTATTCCAGAATTGAACGCTGTTCTTGAAGTCAAATGTTCAAATCAATTTATGGCTAAAGAATGGGGTGAGGAAGG